CACCATTCTTTACTTCAATAGAGTTAGTACCATCTGTACCATCAGACTTGACTACATAATCTGTATTGTGATTGTCTACCCATCTTTCTTTCTTTACAAAGTCTAACTTGTAAGCATCTCTATCAGATAGATTTGCAAGTACGTTAAATGCAAGACTTATTCTTGGGTCTGTAGTTTTGTTCTGACCAAAACCATGAAACAAATAACTATTAAACATAATCAAAGAACCTTTAGTACAAGGCATTGCAAGTCTATTTGTAAAGTTAGGATTTGCTTCGTGGTAATGTTTTCTTAATGAGATAAATGGGTCTGCATTGTAAGCCACCTTTTCAAATAACAATGGTGGATGGTTTGGTGTAGACTCAATATAGTAAACACCACTAATCAAAGAGTTACTATGATTATGCATACTCTGTGCAGAGTTAGGTCTGGACTTGTTTATCCAAGACTCATGTATCCAAAATTCTTTGTAAGCAAGTGTCATAACATTATCAAGATAATCCTTGATACATTCTTCAAACCATACCTTTAAATCATCTAGTCCTTTATTGTCAACAATGTTTGGATTTTCTGAACCAAACTGTGTTGAGTCTGGATTACCACCACCTTGTTTAGAATAATCGAAATCATCTATGTCTGGTATGATTGGTGGATTGGGGTTCTGATATATTTTTAATACTCCAGCTGGGAATATTGGTATTCCATTATCCATGTATTAGTTCCTTTTAATCATCAAGTTCTCTCAAAGCATTCCAAGATATTGGAAATTTTTGGTGCAGATGCCAATCAATACAATCTGCAATATGTTGAGTTTCTTTCTGTGTATCATCTTTACATCTTAGATTACACACTCTTACAAAAGCCATAAGACTTCCAGACCAATACCACTCTGTATATAGATTTTGTGGTAGTATCATTCTTGCCATCTCTGGTGCAATATTCGCCTTCAACATATTCTGATATGTTGTCTTAATAAATTCTAAAGTAGAACCAAGATTATATTCTATAGTTTCATCACTAGAACCTTGCTTTTTATTATCTGCTTTCAATCTCCACTCTTGTGGAATATAAAACTCTGGTTCATCATCTACATAACGTCTTGATACTTCATTCCACACCAAACCGACTTGGTGTTTCACTAATTGTCTTGCAACAAAGATTGGAGCTTTGATTCTGAACTGCAAACTTGCATGACCAAAAGGACTCCAATGATTGTGCTTTGCAAGATAGTTAATGAGTTTCTCATCTTTATCAGATAACTCATTACTCACTTTTGCGAAAGAGACTCGAGCAGCATTAACTACACTCAAGTCTGTTCCCATGACATCAATTAGGTTGACGTTCATATCGCTTCTTCTCCGTAAACGCCCTACGAGTGGGTCTATAACCTTTAGGCCACTCTGGTACACGAGTTGCAAGTTTTTTGCATCTCTCCCTTAACTCCTCGTTGGACTTAACCAACTCGGCGTTATCTGCTTCGAGTTCCTTAACTCGATTCTTGAGTTGCATATCCTCAAGAGCTTGAAATGCATTTTTAGCATTAATAGACATACCATATTCTCCTATATTGGTAGGGTTGCAGTTTTTTCTAGGAAGTTTAACTCCCTAGCATTTGCCTCAATCTTTTCTTTGAGACCTTTAGTAATCAATCGACCTACTGAATCTGGTTCGAGTTCATTCTTATGACAGTACCAGATGACAGCATCCAGATGATTGATATTCTTATCTTGTGCGACTTTCTCTATTTCTAATGAGAATGTTTTTGGTGTTTGCATTTTGTACCTTTTTTGATTAATTTAATATACTTATAGTAACATAATATAATGTATCTGTCAATATAAAATTAACAATTATTCGTGTTCTCCACCATTTGCTCTACCAAGTCCACCAAAGTATTTTGGGTTTCTTTTTGCAGTTTCAAATGTTGCAACTGTAACTGCGATTGCAGCTAGAATGATAATGTGTGCGATTGCAGTTATTCCAAATATCCACATACTACTAAAGTATGAACTAAATGCAATACACCACATCCATGCTAGTACTTGCATTATCATATGTCTGGTATTTGTATCTGGAATGTTCTTGAGTGGGTTTCTATCATGGTTCATTATAGATTCCCAAGTATCATAAATGTATTTCATATTCACCTCTTTAAAATTCGTGGTGGGTTTCTGTTGCTAAGTACCCACCGAACTCCATGAGATTAAGCAGCTAGTGCATAACCCTCGATTGCAAAATTATCGTTTGCATTTACTTAAATGAACTATTAAGCGTTCAACCTATGGTTCTACTCTTTCCTATCCATGTCAATCGATCCTATTTCAGCCCCAAATTCGTTTATAAAGATTTGGTGGAGCTGATGGGTACTGCCCCCATGTCTTGTCCATTCTTCAGATTGTATCAACAAACCATACTCTATTTATAACACAATATTACTATAAAGTCAAGAGTCTTTCCATACATATTTTGGTTCTGAATCAACAACATCAAATATATTTGGGTGTTTCATTAGAGCTCTACGATAAGGAGTCCATTTGATTCCTCTACCCCAACCAACCCATTCTATTAATTCTTTTTTAGTAACAGATTTATTATCACGAATGAAGTTTATAATATCTTTAAGTTTATCACTATCGCCCATAACCTTTTGTTTTGATAATAAACTATCCATATAGGTACTCATTTCCATCATCTTATCTATGTATATAAGATTTTTTCTTAAATAATCAACTGATTTTTGTGCTTGAATATTTCTAACTTCTGTATCTAAATAAGAGTTAAGTAAAGTCAAAGCTTCTTCATCTGTAGTAAAGAAGTCTGCACTAGAGTTCAACTCTTTATAGTATGTGTCGTTGTACATGACATATGGTACACCATTCATCATTCCATCTGTAGTTGCTACAGACCAACCACCATAAGTTTGTTTAGGAGAAAATCCTACACAACAAGTTTTAAGTTTATTGTAGTAGAAATTTTTATCACCTTTATCTGTAATTACATATTCTCTATTTGGTTTATCTAATAACGGCACCCATACTTTAAAGTCTTTTCTTGTTTCCCATAGTTTATCTGTAAGAGCTATAAACTGTTTGAAGTGTTTATAATTATCTGGTCTATGATTAAAAACAATAATCTTTTCTGGTGATTCATTAATATTATCTATGATATCATCAACATCAACTCCTAAGTGTTGAACTGTTAGAATATCATCTAATCTTTCTATAGTCTTATCATTAAATGTTTCTTTGGATTGATTTAGTATCAATTCTTTTTGATATTGTGTATTTAAGTAACACCTATCATACTCTAACAATCCAGTAATATTCTGTAGGAAACTATCTTTAGGCCATGCAACTACTTGTTTAACATCTGTCCAATGAGTATAGCCGAATACTGGAGGAATATGATGTGTTACATTATACATGGTATTTACTAGTTGGTGTGTATGTTCTGGTAGATGCGACATAATCAAATCAAAGTCTAAAGTATTATTTAGCATCTTTCTTATTACATCTACTCTGAAATTTGACCTCATGGTAGGAGGGTACGTTTCAAAGTCCATGTACCATTGTGTAACATTATCAAATTTTAATGATGGAACTGGACATGGTAGTATAAGATAGAACCATAGGTCATCACGAATTTCGTTAAGTAGTTTTATCTGTTTTTTGATAACTTGAATATAGCTATCTTTTTCTAAATCTTTTTGGAATGTAATATTTGGATATACCAGAACACGAACTGTATTCTGGTATATTTCTTCTTTGTTTAAATCAAACAGATTCATTAAGCAGCTTCGTCAAGATCAAAAAGAATCTTTCCACCATCATCAGACTGTTCAAGCCCAGTCATATTATTCTCTAAATCTGGAGTAACAATCTTCACTAACTTCTCTAAGTTGTGAATAGATGAAAGCGCTGGAAGAACAGCATAAAGAGTAATCGGTTTATTCTTTGGATTAGACTTACCAAAAAAACCATAACTTAACTTTACTAATGTTGCATCCCAGAAATCACGAAACTTATTAATCTTGGACATATAGTTTTCTTCAAGGTCAAAGCCTGTCAAAGTACCAGTATGAATAATCACACGAATATCATAATCAGAATACTTAAAGGCCTCCTTTGCAGCAGCAATTAAAGACTTTTCACCAGTTTCAGAAGATAAACAAATATACTTGATACCCCTCTTTCCATCCTTTGGTTCAATGGTCTTAATATTATTCTTCTTCATCCATAAAGAAGTTTCACCAGCACTACTCCAAGACTTTACAACATACTGTGGGTTGTTAGTATTGTAAATACGATACACTAACTGTTCCCTTTTAGTTGGAGTAAAGCAACCCTTACCACAAACTAAATCTACACGCTTCCTAATTGATGATAAATCTTCATTCCTATCAGTATCTTCTCCACTAAAAGAAACCCAACCATTCTTAATTGCTAACTGAACTTCACGAAATACATCTTCCAACTGTAAATCACCAGATGGGTCAGAATATGAATTTGCTAATAATCCAAATGCAGAGCAAGCATTCTGTATTTCATCTTCAGTAGCACCATCTACTGCTTCATAAATGATAACAATAAGATTAGTAAATCCATGATTGGAAACAAGGATTTCCTTACGAGTACGACCATTCAAAGGGAATAACTGTCCATTCTTCCTACGAAATAATGCGATTGCTGGATTAGTTAACTTAAACCCATAACTAGCAACATCACGAGCAATTTCCTTAATCTTTGGATTCTTACCACCATTACGAGCAGTCTGTGTTGTATTGGTATCCAACCAATTCACATCATCAATATTCACAATTGCTTCTGATGAAAATACCTTTAATGTTGGGATTAAGTCTTCTCCAAAGAGCCATGGATATGCCTCTGGAACAATTAACTTTTTGTATGTTTCTAAATTTTCTTCTGTAAACTTGTTGGTGGAGTTTACATCCACAATAATATTTGAAGGCATGATGGCCCTTTCTGATGTTTCGACATCTGTTGTTTTTGCTATTATTTAAGTAGCGATTAATTAAATCTTATTTTACTAAGACAAAAGTATTTATAATGTTTTTTCATTATGTACTTATTATGACACATGATTCGCATAATGTCAATAGTGTTTTGCAATTAATTAAAAAAATCTTCTAATGAACCTTGTGTTCCATAGCTCTTATCCACTAACCAGTTTATCTTCTGTAGTATGAAGTTTAATGGTTCTACAAATGACTTCTCAAACTGTACATCATAGTCTACACTCTTATGTAAGTCTAACTCTTTAGGTAACTTTGTCATAAATGATATAGAACTGCATTGATATATATTTGGTTGTTTGAGATTAATAAATTTTATCTTGTCTCCCTCTTGTATATAAGGATACTTATTACTTAATTTGTTTTTCTTCACTAGATGATTGTATAGTATAGCACCCTTACAATGTATAGGAGCTCCTTTTGCAAACAGTTGACTTGTATCAGAGAACTTTGATAATCCGTTTACACTTCGTGGATAAGCAATCTCCTCTGGTGGTAAATTTAAAAACTCTTTACGAAAGTCTTGTATAAATGTATTGATTTCTTTTTCAGTACCATTCATAATAATCTTTAAACCTTGTTTAATCTTTTCTCTACAAGGTGCAGGCGTAGATGACTTAACTGCTTCAATACCCATAATCTTGAGTTGTGCTTCTTTATACTGAACACCCTCATTATCCCATACGTTGAGAATATATCTTTTCTTTGCTGTCCAGATACCTTTGTCTGCAATCACTTCTCTAGACATCTCCATCTTCTGTTCATAAGAGTTTACATACTCATGCAGAGATTGATAACTTTTCTCAATGAAAGGCTCAATTTTCTGTCGAGCCACGTCATCCAAGAACTTGACAATTTTTTTAGTTTCCGTTCCCTTGTCAAACACTTTACTGACAAGTGAGTCAAAGCAAACATATATCGAATCTGTATCACTCGCAATGACGTAATCATGTCCAGAGGTCTTAAGCAAATCATTAAGATACTGATTAACAGCACGCTCAATCCAACGAATGGATAACTGACCAGAAGTAGTAATTGCTTCAGCAACCAACAAATCATAATAACGAAACCAAACATTCCCAAGAGCACCATATGCACTATTGAGTGAAATCTTCTTAGCCATCTGGATATTATTATATTTTGAAATGTCTTTGAGTAGTCTAGGTTCTTTAGTATTCTCATATTCTTGCTTTGCCTGTAATAAGAGTTTCTTATACTTCACTCTATCATCATACATGGATTGCATCATTTCAGGCAAAAATCCTCTTTTGTTTGTTTTAAACAATGCACCATTAGGTGTAAGTGTAACACCTTTCAGTATTGATGTGTCTACCTTTTTATCTAGTAGTTTATCAACTGACATATCTGGCACTTTCTTCTGTGAGTAAAGTGTTTCAGTTGATATGTTATATTGCATAATTAAATGTGGATACAATGAGTTTAAGTCAAATGACATAACCCATTTATGCATACCCACTTGTGGGTCTTTTACATAAGCACCCTCAAACTTCTCTGGTTTTTCTGATTTCTTTTTTTGTGGTATTGCAATCTTTTTCTTAATAAGATAATTGTATATCAATATATCCCAATACTTAGTTGAACCAAGTACATCCATGTAGTTTACTTTTGCATCATAAGCCATAGTCAAACATAACTCAATCAATTTCATCTTGTCTTCTAGTTTGTCTACAAGTTCCACATCCATAATATTATATTCTAGAAACGACTGATAATCTTTTGTATACCATTCACGAAATGTTTCGTATGGATTACCATCTTTCTTTTCACCAAGTTCAACAAAGGCAATATGGTCAAGTCGATAAGACTCTTGTGCAGAATAAGTAAACTTACGATACAAGTCAAAGTAATCTAGATGAGCGACACCTTGTATCTCATACACTTGATGTTTACGACCCATCTGAAAAACTTCTCTTGAGTGTACACTTCTCCAAGGCGATAGTCTTTTGATTTCATCTTCACCACAAAGATTAGTGATACGATTACATAGATAAGGAATATCAAAGAACTCTGTATTCCAACCAGTAATTACATCAGGCTGATGTTTCTCCCAGAATATGAGAAACTCCTTAATAAGATGTAGTTCACTTTCACACTCGACATACGTTACATCATCACGACTGTTATTGAACTTACCAATACCCCAGACAACAAACTTTTTACTCTGGTGGTTTTTTACTGTAATAGATAGTAATGGTTCTATTGCCTGTTCTGGGCTTGGAAAACCATTCTCACATTCTACTTCAATATCAATCGTTACTATAAGTATCTTATCTATATCATACTCTACTGTATTAGGATAGGACTCTGCAATGAAGTTATAAGGATACATGGTGCTACCGAATACCATTTCTGGTTGATTCTTATAGTTGTCAACCCACTCTCTTGCCTCTTTCATGTTGTCAAAGTTTACTGGAGTTACATAGCCACCATCAAGTGTCTTCCACTCTGTAGGTTTTTCTACAGGCGCATAAAGAGTTGGTTTATATTTAACTCTACGAGTCAGTCGTTCTCCATTAACTACTTCTCGTAATAATAGAGTATTACCCCATTGGGATATGTTTGTGTAAAAGTTCATAGTATAAATGTACCATAGTTAACGTAAAAAGTCAATGTTAAATATCAAGTTTATTTTCTGGTTTTGGTGGTAGTGCTTTCATGTAGTCTAAGAATCTATCTTGTCTGAAACAATATACTTTAGAAGGCCCATCAAACTCTCTGATAGACACTTCTTGGATTACTCGCATATTTACTTGTGCTGTTCTTTGACAAGACTGTACAGTATCATACATCATATTAGTAAATATAAAGTGGTCTGCTGTGCCATCACTATGCAGATTGAGCGATATCAGTACTAATAACCATTTCATTTTTTTCTTCCCATTCCTTAATGGTATCTGAAAGCAAGGGTATATACTCTGTCTTATCTTTGACAAACTCTTGGACAACACCATCTTCTGTAACAACTAGAATACAAATTTGATTGATTTCAATTCCAGTTCTTTCTTCAAACATCTCTGCATATGCAGACGC